GCCACGCCAATGCTTGTTCCCTTGTGCGCCTAGGTAGGCTTCTTCATGCGGATAACCTGAGCCTGCAATCACCGAAGTTAGGAGAGCACCATCGGCACGCTTGCCAGTGGCAATCTGCAAACCTTGCTGATGCCCTGCAATACAACTCATGTGCTGCTTGTTAAGCTGAGCAGAAGCGGTTGAAGCTGGTCGCCCAGCCAATCCAGTTGTGAAGTAGTGATTGAATGCAACACCGTGGAGAAAGAGAGGATCAAGGAAAGGATTAACAGTCCACCCATTAAGGCTAAGATCATGTAGGCCAATAGCACCCTCAAGCTTTGCATCATTATCCACAGCACGGCTGATACGATTTTCATGATTGCCCATAAGGAAGTGAAGCTTAGGTTGCCAACGCTTCTTCTTGTTACGTTCCAACCGATCGATTTCATCTAGAATAGGTTGGGTAAGAATGTCCATACCGTAGTTGCCAGCGTCAATGTCAGTACGATAACGCCTGCCTTCAAACTGACGTTTCCCGAAATCATAACTGGACAGACTAGGCATATCCCAATGGTCGCCAATGTGTACAACATAATCGGGCTTCTTCTCACAGATGTATTGGCTGATGTGATTGAGATACGAGATATCAACACCAGCATGAACTTGAGTATCAGGAATTACAACGATTCGTGTCATTACTTGACCTCCTCAATCCACTTCACATTGGAAGTGTTGATGTATACTTGAGAACCGTCTTTCTTCTTGGCAATAATCCATTCTTTATGGTCATACTCGACAACGGTCATCTTTTTATACGAACCGTTCATGAACGCCACTAGAAGTGTCCGTTCTTTATTGAAGTTTTGGGCCATTTATTATCCTTTTATGTAGGCGCTATACGAGATTGGGAATCGCTCCTCAACCTCTTTGGCAATAAGCTTTGCCACGATACGGCTGTCAAACTGGGTGTGCGGATCAAGACGAAGAACAAGCATGTCAAGGAATGCGCCAAGGGTTCCACTCCAAATCCATTCCGTCATCAGGTTCAGGGGGAGGAGCATTCGTGCATCTTCAGGAGCCGATCCACAATCGAGAGCTTCTTGATAATTTTCGATTTGCGCTCGAATTGTCTTTGCGTATTTTGCGTAATCGAGTTTAAGGATCGCTGTTTCATCGCAACCTTGCTTAACATCGGCTGCTCTACCGTGGAACTTACGGAAGTAGATTTCTGGCTCACTGTCCACATATCGTCGTGAAACTTCATTCCACGGAAGGAACTTGTGCTTGACGAGTTGACGGGCAACGAAAATAGGCGCTGATACTCGGAAAGAGAGAAACGCGTGGTTAAAAGGCGAATGGTGCTTGTGGCGAGCAAGGTAGTGAATGAGTCTCGTATCTCCTTCTCCGATTTCTGTTGCTTGCTTTGCGAAGGACACTCGTGCTGCATTAACAACTGTTGTGTCGCATCCGTACCCACCAAGGTATTCAACATTAATCTCCGACAGTTTCAATCAGCTTCTCCAAGTAGTGCTTTGCTTTCTCTAGGTCTTGTTTGCCATTCTTTTTCTTATATCGGCTAACGTATTTGATTACGTTGCCTTCAAGATAACCAAGATCGTTGGCTACGATATAATCCCAAGTCTGAATCGCACCTTGGTAGTGCGAGCCAGCAACCTGCTTCTCATTCGCTCCCATTATCGAGCCACCAATGCAAAGCCTTCCTTCTCCATCAAACTCTTGAATTGCATCTGAGCAGGGAGACGTTCAGGTTCAGGAATCTCTTTGAAATAGCCTAGAACGAGTGCAGAGCCCTTGATGTTCACACGACCATCCCGCATATGGTCTTGGAAGATGTTAGCCATTACACGGCCACGATTGAATGCCTGAAGCGATTCATCTTCAACATCGTTGAACAGGGAGAAGCCTTTGTAGTTATCCATTCTTTGATTCCTTTATATTTTTATTTAGGTATTCTGCTGCTTTAATCAGAAGTTCGGGATCATCACGTAGAAGTCCCATACCTCGATTACATTCGTTGCACAGAAGGCCACGAATATTGCCAGTCTTATGGCAGTGATCTACGGCAAATACTTTCCACTTCCCAGTGGGTTTATCTGTTTTGCAGATTTCACATTTGCCGTCTTGAGCAATCAGCATCTCGTCATACTGTTCAGGAGTAATCCCGTACTGCATTTTCAGTTGGCAACGTCTAGAAGAAATTCTACGTTGTTCTGGATTATTCCTTACCCAGTTTGCAGTTGCTATTGCTTGCGCTCCCGGATTCCTTATCCGCCATCTCTTACTTTTATGGAAGGATTTCCACTCTTCTTCAGTGAACCCGTACTCAATCCACTCGTTTGGCTTTGCGCGACTCACTGGCTTGTTTTCTTTCCTCGGCTGTTTTTAATTTATGGCATCCCTTGCAGAGACATTGAAGATTTTCTTTCTCACAGAACATTGCATCCACTACATCGTCCCAATTGGTGAAGCCAACTTTCGGATCGATGATAGCGTTGATGTGGTCAACCTGAATGTTCGTGCTGGTGAATAAGTCTGCACAAGCTGCACACCGGAAGTGCTTTGCTAGGCGACCACTGGAGACATTGATTTGGGTTCCGACATACGCATCGTTTATTGTTTCGTACTTCGGGGGCCATTTGCGAGAAGCAGCCCGTAGAGCCGATTTGACGAAGGAGTGGAACTTGGAACTTGTCCACTTACCGTTGTTGTACAAACGTTCCGAACAGTTCTCGTTCTTTTCTTTGTCGCCATTCAATGGCATCAATAAGATTCCTGAAGTATGAGCTTTGTTGTTTACCATCCTTTTGGATTTTGGTCTGATACCAAACACCGGGACGACCTTGCCTAGCCGTCATGTAAATTCCCAATGGGATTTCACGAATGCTGCGGCGATTGAAACTATTCTCTTGAGGCGTAACTTCACGAAGATTGTCCCAACGATTATTGTCACGAACTCTGTCGATATGATCGACACACTTGTCAGGAAACTTTCCAGTCATATAGAGAAATGCCAGCCGATGTGCTAAGTATTGTTTGTTCTTGATTCGAATGGTGATGTACCCATTCGTCATCTTGTGCCCTGCTTCGTATTTGATACGAGAGCTTCGGGGTCGTGGGAGCCATTTGAATATTCCCGTTTCTGGATCGTAGGACAGCAGTTCTTTCAATTCGATTTGTGTAATCATGAATATCTCCAAGTGGACATACTCATATTTACTTCGAATCGAGCGAAATAATTACATTTGCTTCTGTCCATTTGCCTCCATTGAATTCAGTACGTGGCATGCACATCCCATAGGACAGGCGTACCATCCTCGTTAAGCTTGCGAGTCATCCAGAGCAACCTGCCCTGCTCCTCAAGCTCGTACACGTCATCATCCCCATAGCGCTCGCTATAAGCCTCTAGGACGGCTTGCCGACCCTCAGCATATGTGTTGGTGTCAACCAACTTCTCGAAGGCCGCTACAGGCCCGCATTTGGGCAATCCGGGAATGCTGTCTACCCTGTCACCAGTTAGACATTGCGAGAGGAAGAACTTGAGCCCATACCCTGTGAGTTTCTTTCGGTCATCACTAAGAAAAATAGCTCCATAACCATCCACTCGGAAAGGTCCGAACGAAGGCTGCTCTCCGAGTTCCCATCCATAATGCCATCCATCCACACTGCGCAAGTCTTTGTCTCTAGTGCAGATAATGGTTTCGTCCCCTCGAACAGTTTGTTCAATCGACATAAGATCGTCTGCTTCAAGGCCGTCTTGTATTCGGCATTCCATCGTGCCTTTAATGAAGGCTTTGATGTTTTGGTAGTGGTAGGGCTTGTGGCTTGGACGGGTTTTATAAGGAACGCGTTTAGCCAGTTGATTGCGGAAGTTGCCATTACCTGTCAGGAAGAAAAGAGAAGGGAGAGTTGATTCACATACAAATTCAATGTCTGCAATACGCCTATGCAATAGCTCCTCAACGAAGTCCCAAGGGGGAGGATCGTCTGAGTTGGGAGAGGCATGTTTCCATGCCGTCTCCGCTGCAAAACCTATCTCGTAAAGAAGAACATCAGCGTCAATCAAACACTGTCTTACCAAGGCGCATCTTCCTCACCAGCTTCAGCCGGTGGAGCCTCTGCTTTTGCATCTGCTTCCTTAGCTTCTTCCTTCTTTTCCACTCGTGGTACGGAATCACCCCCGAGGAGAGCTTCAAGCTTGCTGCCTGCAAAATTCAGATTCCCCTTAATCTTCT